TCTCGCAGATCGATCAGAACCTCGGGGTGGTGGCCGATGAGAGCGATGAGAGCGATGAGAGCGATGAGAGCGATGAGAGCGATGAGAGCGATGAGAGCGATGAGAGCGATGAGAGCGATGAGAGCGACATGCCCGTGGCCGCGTCTGGGCTCCTGCCCCTCGACCCAGCACCCAAGGCTGCCCTTGAGCCGGTGATCGTCCTGGGGGAGCCGGATGGCTCGGACATCGATGCGTTGCTCGGGGGAGATGATGCGGAGCCCCTTCTTCCGCAGGGCTCCGGTACGCAAGACGACGCAGACGACTTCCTCGCCAGTCTCGGCAGTATCGATCAGAGCGAGTTGATCGGTCCCGAACCACAGGCAGGTGGCGGTATCGACGACCTCATCGCCTCCCTCACAGACGACTAAATCCTTGATGGCGTGAAGGGGTAAAAGCCTCGACACGGCACGTCTGAACCAGACCCGCCCAGTCACAACCAAAAGGAATCAGAAATGAGCACCGCATTCCAGTCTTTCGGTTTCGGCCACGGAGATAACAGCATCACGGGACGTCTGCAGAAGTTCAAGGGCGAGAAGGGCAAGACGTATCGCCTTGGTTTCGTATGGTGGGAGGGCATGGATGGCAACCGGGAGTTCACGGTCAACGATTTGACCCCGCCTCCCGATGCCGCCGAGGAAGAGCTGACCCCAAAGTTCGTCGGAGCCCAGCGCCACCTCATCCAGGGTGTCGGCTACGTCATCAACAAGGGCCCCGAGTGGACGCAGCTCGCGGGCTCCCCTCCGCGCATGGCGATCGCCACCATCATCGTCGTGTGGCCGCTCGGGAAGAATGGCCAGCCGACGAAGGACACCCTCTTCGGGCAGCAGCCCGACGTACAGCCCTGGGTATTCGGACAGGACAAGTACGAGAAGCTCAGGAAGATGCACCAGTCGGGCTATCCGATGTACGACTACGACGTGCAGGCCGACTGCGAGGAGAGCCAGTTCCAGAAGTTCAACTTCCTTCCCGCGAAGCAGAACATATTCAAGGAGATGCTCAAGGCCAACAGCCAGCAGGCGAAGGACGTGGCCAAGTTCATCATCGATCGCGTGCGCGCCATCGTGCCCGGGATCGAGCGCGAGATCGGCCAGAACCTCACGCTCGACCAGCTCCGCGAGAAGATGGGCCAGTCGGTGCAGAACCCGACAGGGGGAAGCGCCGTCGCTGGCGACCAGGAGGTGGACAACATCCTCGGGTCGATGCTGGAGGACTAGGACGACCATCCTGGTGATGCCCCTGTTGAGGCCGGCGAGGAAATCGTGAGAGTCCTCGGACTCGACCCCTCGCTCACGAACTATGGGTGGGCGCTCCACGACACCGAGGGCGTGGGCGGGGGGCGATGCCTCGATAAGGGCAGATTCAGGACCAAGCCGCGCGACTTTCGAGACGAGATTTCCCGGTACGTGCATCTTCGTGAGAGCCTGCGCGGCAAGATCGAGGAACTCCGTCCCGATGCCGCGGGGATCGAACATCCGGTGTTCGGGGAGGACTACTCGGAGGGCATGTACGGGCTCTTCCTGTTCAGTCTTGAGGTCCTCAAGGATTCGCGTCTCGATGTCGTCTTCTTCGCTCCTCCACAAGTCAAGCGCCATGCGAAGGACATCCTCGATCGACCGAAGGGGTGGAAGATGGCGAAGTCCGATATGGTCGATGCGGCTCGGGAGGACACCGATGGTGGTCGGTGGGATCACAACGAGGCTGACGCCTATCACGTTGCGTGCATGGCTGGCCGGTTCTGGGGGCTCTACTCGGGGCAGATCGGAACGGACGTGCTCACCCCGTACGAGAACAAGCTGTTCACCGAGATCAGGACCATCACGCGGGGCAAACGGGCAGGCCAGGTACAGATCAAGGGTATCCTGCATCGAGAGTCCGAGCGTTTCTTCCTGTGGTCATCTTCCGCGAAAGCGGTGAAACGGAAAGCGTAGACATACGACCATGGCCAAGAAGACCAAGAAACCCTCGGGGGCCGAGCCCGCTAAGCCCAAGAAGCCGACCTCGAAGAAGTCCTCCCCGCTCACGCAGGCGTCGGAACTTCTGAAGCAAGCGTTGAAGGGGGACGACTGGAAGGCCGACCTCGACCCGAAGAATCTGCGGCAGCCCCTTCCCCACCTGTCCAGTGGGTCCTTGGTGATCGATCATCTGATCGGGGGCAAGGCTAACGCTAACGGCGTCTCGCCGTGTCCCGGGTTCCCTCGCGGGAGAATCCTCAACCTTTACGGTCACGAGGGCTCTGGTAAGACGACGATCGCCCTGCAGTCGTCGGCCGAGACGATCAGGGCCGGTGGAACCGTCTGCTACATCGACTGGGAGCACGAGATCGTTCCTGGATACGCTCACGCTCTCGGAGTCCCGATCGGCGACGAGTCGAAATTCATGCTCTGCCAGCCCGATACGTTGGACGATGGAGTGGCGATCCTGTGGACAATGGCCTCGGCCGGCGTCGACCTCATCGTCCTGGACTCGGTTGGGGCAGGAGTGCCCAAGGCGTTCTTCGAGAAGTCAATCAAGGAGACCGCGGACCAGGGTCGGGTCGGGATGAATGCTGCCGTGTGGTCGCAGTTTTTGCCCAAGCTTAAGGCACGGATCAATAAGACCAAGTCGACCGTGATCGGCATCTCGCAGATCCGCGATGCCATCAACACGATGGGCTACGGTGACAAGATCACGGTCCAAGGAGGCAAGGCGTGGAAGTTTTACTCGGCCGTGCGCCTCCGGCTGCAGAAGGTTGGAACGGAGAAGGCTAGCGACTACTCTTCGCTTGTCAACAAGGCACAGGACCGTGTCGTGGGGGCTTTGATCAAGGCGAAGCTCGACAAGTGCAAGGTCTCATCTCAGCAGGGCAACGAGGAGAACTTCTACATCAGGTGGGGCGAGGGTATCGACAACACCCGCTCGTTGATCGAGATCGCGGTCGCCCACAAGATCATCGCCAAGAACGGAGCCCACTTCCGGTGGACAGCTCCCGATGGGACCGAACAAGCGCGCCAGGGCATGGACAAGCTCCGCCAGATGTTCATCGATAACGCGCTGTGGGCCAAGTTGCTCGAGAAGCAAGTGAAGCCTCACATGGCCATGTCGGGTGAATCCAGTGACGATGACGAGGAAGACGATCCGGAGATGTACGATCAGGACGCCTTCACGATCGACGCGGAGATCGGAGAGATTCTCGGTTCGATCACGGACGGAGGCGAGGGCGAAGGGTAGGGTCTGTTGTGCCCCTGAAGGTCCGCGTCAGAAACTTCCAATCGATCGCCGACGCCGAAATCGAGATCGACGGTTTCACGGTCGTGACCGGGACGAACAACGCTGGGAAGTCGGCGATGCTCCGTGCGATCCGGGGGGCTTTCACGAATGCCCGGGGCTCGGACTTCGTGCGCCTGGGGGCTTCCCACTGCACGGTCGACATCATGTTCGATGACGGCCAGACGCTGCGCTGGGAGAAGGGTGACAAGGGTGTCAACAACTATGTCATCAACGGGAGGTCCTTCAAGAAGGTTGGCCACGGGGTTCCTCCCGAGGCCCGAGTCTTCGGCGTCGAACCCATCGTCGTGAATGACGTCGAGCTTTGGCCGCAGATCGCCCCGCAAGTCACCGGCGTCAGTTTCCTCCTCGACCAGCCGGGGGCTGTCATTGCGGAAGCGGTCGCGGACGTCGGCCGGGTCAACCAGCTCACGCGCGCTCTGAAGTCGTGCGAATCGGACCGTAGGACGGCGCGAGGCGATCTCAAGACTCGCCGGGACGACGCAGGGACTCTCGCGGCGAGGAGGGAAAAATTCGACGGTCTCGACGCCGCCGTGTCCGTCCTTGATGACCTGACGACGCGCAGAGATCGGGCCGAGCGGACGTCGACCGCAGCTCGCAACCTCACCAAGCTGCGCGACCGAATACGCCAAGCCTACGAGGCGGTTGAGCGCCTGCAGGGACTCGACATGGCGGCGGAGGGACTCCCAGACGAGGATCGTGTCGGTCAGACCGTCGACGCCCAGGGCGCCGTCTCCACGGTCCGGTCGCTCCAGAAGCGACACGCCCAGGCATCGAGGAGTGTGGTCGCCTTGGCCGGGCTGGACGAGGCCGGAGTCCTGCTCCCCTCCGACGAGAGGGTGACTCACGTCGAGAAGTTTCGGCAGGCCCTTGGGATCACCGTCACGCTCTCCATGAGGCTCGAGGAGGCACAGAAGGAGCTGAGCCAGGCTCGGGAGGCCGACGCCGTCGTGTCCCGGCTCTCGCTCGACGACGGGCCCGCGGACAAGGCCGACCGCATGAAGAGGGCGCTGTCGAAGATGCGGGATCTTGCCCGGAGGCTGTCGCAGGTTCGGCAAGAGGTCACGACGCTTGATGCAGAGACCGCGAGGCTGGAGGGAGAGCATGGCGTGATCGATGCGCGCGCGCGTGAAATCCTTGGATCCTACGAGGAGTGCCCCACATGCGGCAAGATCCTCGGCTCCGCGTGATTTCCCGGGTCATGGGCGACCTCGTTGTGTAGAAACCTGAACTCTCCCGTACAGGCCCACCATGCACTTCGACGTCGACACCCACACGATCTTCCTCGGGGTTACCGGGTCGCACGCGTACGGCATGGCGCGGGCCGGCTCCGACGTCGACGTGCGCGGAGCCTGCATCCCGCCCCGGGAGGTACGGGACAGCCACTACAAGGTGTTTGAGCAGTTTCTCGTCCAACAGCAACGAGGGGCCTGGGGTCCCGGTCCTGCTGCGCAGGCGATCGAGAACATCCTTGCACACCCGACCGCGGGCGAGTCGTATCGCCAGAGCGACCCGGTCTTCCGTCGGGCAAACGGTGTGGTGGACCTCTGCATCTACTCCCTGGCCAAGCTCGTGGCATTGGCCGCCAACAACAATCCAAACGTCCTTGAGCTGCTGTTCCTGGACGAGCGTGACGTCCTCTACGCCGATGCCAAGTGGCGTCGTATCGTGGAGCATCGTGACATCTTCCTCTCGCGCAAGTGCAAGCACACGTACCTCGGGTACGCCCACGCGCAGCTTAAGCGCATCAAGGGGCACCGGGAGTGGCTCCTCAATCCGCCGACGACGGAGCCCACGCGGAAGGACTTCGATTTGCCCGAGGAGTCTGTGTTGCCCGCCGACGTTCGCAACCAGATTGACGAGGTTGTGAAGAAGATCATCGGTGGTTGGAAGGTCGACGACGGGCTGGATGTGCTGAGCGGGGCCACGCTGGACGTGCTCATGGGGAGGATGCGGGAGTTCCACGCGACGCTGCTGGCTTGCACGGATGACATGCTCGACGAGAAGGTCTACGAGCTGGGTGCCGCGAGCATCGGGTTGAGCAAGGACGTGCTCTACGCCATCCGGCAGGAGCGGCGCTACCGTGCCGCTCGCAAGCACTGGGAGCAGTATCAACGGTGGATCAGGGAGCGTAACCCGGCGCGAGCCGAGCTGGAGGCGAAGTACGGCTTCGACTGCTACTCGGCGGACACGCAGTTCTTGACCGAGAACGGGTGGAAGTGTTTCGACGAGATCCAGGCGGGGGAGAGGCTCGCCACGGTCCATGTTGGGCGCGACATGCCGCATCGGAGGTTCGGATCGCTGGAATACCAGGCCCCGACAGAGAGGTTTGACGGCACGTTCACCGGCAACATGTACCACTTCGGAGGGCACAACACAGACGTGCTCGTGACCCCAAACCATCGGATGCTTTATCGTCAGGTCTCGCGAAGAAGAGGCGAAACGTATGGTGTCGTGATGGAGGAGGCGGCCCGGATGCCCGACGCCTTCGACTTCGTGCGGACGATCCGACCGCGCACGAAGACGTACGGCACGAGGAGGTTGTTCGCGGAGATCCCGATCAAGCCGGAGGCGTTTCTACGCCTGATGGGGTGGTATCTGACTGATGGCTCCGCCAACATGCGGAAAGGGAAGCGGAGAACCAGCGTTCACGACGTTCGCGTCAGCCAGAAGAAGAACGGACGCTCTCACGGAGAGATGGTCAAGTTCCAGAACAGGTACGGTAAGGCCCTTCAGAGTTCGATGTACGCCTACGACAAGAAGGGTCTCTCCGGTGATCCGATCACGGAGATCGTCCTGTCGGTCCGACACCGCGGAGTCTGTGAGAGAATCGTGTCCGAGTGTGGTCGCACCGACAACAAGCGTATCCCGCGGTGGGTGTTCTCGCTGTCCAAGAGACACATGGAGACCCTGTTTGACGCGATGTGTGGGGGTGACGGCACAGTTAAGCGAAGCTGGATCTACTACTCCTCCTTGAAAGGACTCGCCGACGACGTCAATGAACTGGCTCTGCACTGCGGCTGGGAAACCTCTCTGTGGGGTCCGTACGCAATCCCTACCGACCTCAGTCCTGACTGTGTCATGTACCATGTTCACGTCGACAAGCACGCGGAGGAGTTCCAGAGGTTCGTCAGGAACAAGAGCATCGATCTGAATCCGGTGAAGAACCATCGCATTGTATGCTTCACGGTTCCGAACGGCACGCTCATTACCCGCCGCAATGGCCGTGTGGGCATCCACGGGAACAGCAAGCACGGCGCCCATCTGATCAGGCTCATGAGGACGGGGCACGAGATTCTCACCGAGGGCGTTCTCCGAGTACGCAGGCCGGATGCGGAGGAACTGCTGGCGATCCGAGATGGGGCGTTGAGCTACGACGAGCTGATCGCGGAAGCGGAGCGGATCGAGAAGGCGGTGCTCGAGGCCGAGGTATCTTCCAAGCTGCCCAAGGCGCCCCAGGTCGAGCGGATCGACGAGGTGTTGCTGTCGATCCTGTAGCGGTTTTTGGGCTATGGCCCATCTAAGGCATGCCCACGACACCAGCACGGCCCGAGTCGCATTGGAAGGGCCAGCCAAACGGGCTGCCGGCGCCCATTTCGATACCGCCTTTGTGTGGAACGACTCTGGCAAGTGGCGCGTGGAACTCACCAAGTTCATCTCGGGCGGTGGCATTCAACTCGGCAAGGCGACAGCCTTGGCCAACACGCATGTCAGAGAGGCGAAGGCTTTTGCGAAGGCTCTCGAAGCTGGTCTGAACGAACAGGCCCTTGAGGCAAAGGTTACCGTGCCCTCCCCAGACAAGGTGACCATCCTCGGCGATCTGGATGGCGCCTTCATGGCCATTGATGTCGATCTTGGCTTCCGAGAAGCCTCCCCACACGCAGAGAAGGCCATCAAGTCTGTGGTCTCTGATCTGGGGATCCGCGTCCGGCGTTACCCAGAGCCGGGCAGCGGCTGATCTGCGGCGGGTAGAGATGGGGAGATGGTCCGTCTTCTCTGGCGCACCGACGTCCACTACTCCGACCAAACGCCGTCGTCCAGGACCGATGACTGGACCGAAACGGTGGCGGGCAAGCTCGCCGAGGTTGGCGAGGTTGCCCGCGCCTATGACGTCGCGGCGGTGCTCGACGGAGGCGACTTCTTCAACGACAAGACGCCGATTCGGACGAGTCACCGCCTCGTCAGCCGCATCGCGCAGATCCACGCAGGATATCCGTGTCCCGTCTACGGATCCGTCGGCAACCACGACATCCGCCTGGCGCAGATGGCCAACCTCGGGGAGAGTCCGTTGGAGAGCCTGTTCGCTGCGGGCGTGTTCAGGCGTCTCTACGACGAGCACGAGCTAGTCCTGGAGCGCGGGGGCGTGAAGGTGCGCGTCGTCGGGGTTCCGTACCACGGGCCTCGCTACGACCTCGAAAGGTTTCGCAGGATCCGTCGCGGTGACGAGGACTGGCTCGTGTGTGTCGCCCATGTGCTGGCCAGCCCACAGGGCGGGGAGATGTTCAAGAACGAGGACATTCTCCGCTACGATGACCTGCCCGATCTGGCTCCGGACGTCTCGGTCTGGGCGTTTGGGCACTGGCACAAGAACCAGGGGATCCAGGAGATCGCCGGAGGTCGGTGGGTGGTTAACGTTGGCAGTCTGACACGAGGGGCTCTCACGCAGGACAACATCGACCGCGAACCGGGCGTCGTGACCATGTGTTTCGGTCCCCGCGGCACCCGGCTGTCCCTCGACTTCGTCAAGATCCGCGTGCGTCCGGCGGGGGAGGTATTCGACATGCAGAAGCGTGTCCGAGAGGAGGCCAGGGCGATGACGGTTGACGCGTTCGTGGAGTCGATCCGGCGCGAACTCCAAGGGCCCACGGGTCGGCCGTTCCGCGAGATCATCGAGTCCGCCGACGTTCCAACGAAAGTCCGAGAGCGGGCCCTCGATTACATCGAGAGAGCTAGTGATTCGCCGCGGTAGAGTGTCCGCGATGGCCAAACCCCCCGACACGCTGTACTGGGCGCATGTGGATGCCTACGAGAGGTGTCCGCAGAAAGGGCTGTGGCAGTATGGCTTCGGACAGATTGACATCGGTGGAGGCCCTGGGCGCCCGAAGCCCAAGCCACACGACAAGTCGCGTCACCATGCCGTCATGGGCATCGTGATCCAGGGGGTCCTCGAACAGTTCTACAACGAGGAGATGTGGCGGCACCGGGAAGGCCTCAAGGAGCGTCTCGTGAAAATGACGCGGGACAGACTGCTCGACGAACTCCCGCGCAATTACATCGACTGGAAAGAGTCCCCTCCACATGACGAGATGGAACAGATCTGCGTGTCGGGCGTGTTGGGCTTCCTCTCGACGATGCAGGCGCACAAGCTGCTCGGACCGTACGCGCGCAGCGAGGTGACGCTGTTCGGCTACGCCGACAAGTACCTGGCTCTTGGAGGGAGAGCGGACTTCGTGATTCGTCGGGACGACACTGGGATCACGATGATCGACGGCAAGAACAGCATGACGAAGATGAAGCACGTGGACCCCGACCAGCTGCGGTGGTACGCCTTGTGCTTCGCGCTCAGCTATCGTAAGTTGCCCGATCGGCTCGGGTTCGTGTGGTTCAGGTTCCCCTACGATGAGGCGACAGGAGAGTCGGGTCTCGACTGGGTCGAGTTCACGCGGAGAGATCTCCGTGAGCTGGTCGAGCGGGCGCAGGCGGTGAGGAAGGGTCAGCGCAAGGAGCACTTTGACGCCAAGCCGGCTTACGATGTTTGCCGGCTCTGCGATTACGAGTCCGTGTGTCCGCAGCGCCAGGCCGCTCGCGAGGAAAACGCAGCCAAGCGGGCCAAGTCCCGCGGGCTGACGGTTGTCTCTGACGTCTCTCCCGAGGGAATCTTTGAGCTGGGATTCGGACGCCCACAGGACGGGTCCGAAGGGGGGTAGTAGGGTTAGGACCATGTCGCGCCGCGAGAAGACCTTATGAGCAACCTGGACCAGGAGCTGGAGCAGGTTGTCCAGAAGCGCAAGCGCCTGCGAGCGGACATCGAGCGGCTCAGAGGACGCAAGGAGCAGGCCGAGGCCAATCTTGCGCAGATCGAGGCCGAATGCCGGTCGAAGAACATCGACCCGGAGAAGATCGATCAGATCCTGGAACAGCTCGAAACCAAGTACCGCGATCTGGTCGAGGAACTGAAACGAGACACCGACGCAGCCGAACGGGCCCTCGCCCCGTTTGTCGGAGGAATGTGAACCAATGAAAATCGAAATCGCCAAGGCAGATCTGGAGGCCGCCCTCGCGGTCGTGTCCCCCGTAGCAAAGACGAGCAACAGCGACCTAACCGCGCATGTCGTCTTCCGTCGCCTCATGAATGATCAGGTCGAGGTGCTCTCCAACAGCGGCAGGATTGGGGCATCGACGATCCTCGTCGGCTGCAAGGTTACTCTCGGCGACGACGATGACGGCAAGTTCACGATCGAGGCCGCACGGCTCGGGAAGTGGATCGCTCCCGAGGAGGCCGGGGTGATCACGCTGGAGGAGGAGAAACCGGGCGTCGTCGTGGCACGAGGGTCCTTCGGGTTCGTGAAGTTCCTGAGCGATGATCCCGACAAGTTCCCGTTCTGGGACGACACGTTCGCCGAGGCAACGCAGGCATTGGCCGTCAAGGCCAAGCGCCTGCACTCGGCACTCTCGTACGTGAAGCTGTTTGTCAGCGATAAGGACACCACGAACCCGAAGCTCGGCGTCACCGAGGCGATCAACGGTGCTCTCCAAGCGACCGACAAGGGAGCGCTCGCGGTCGTGACGTTGCCCGAACTCAAGGACAGCCACCTCCGACTGCACCGAGAGGATCTTCCGTACGTGCTCTCGTTCATCGCCGGTTCGAGCGACGCGGAGGGGGACATCGAGATCAAGGAGCACGATAGGTGCCTGTTCTTCGTGCGTCCCGGCAGCGTCCTCCTCGTCGCCAAGACGCATCATGCCTTCCCGGCCATCGCTCTCGACAAAAACGCAGAGGATCCCCACTGGTGGACGCTGCCCGCCGGCAAGCTCCAGGCGGCGATCAACGGAATTGCCGCGGCGGCCTCCAAGGAAGACAACCGGCTCCGTTTCCAGCTCGAGGGGGAGCGGGTGATGCTCTCCATGACCGCCCCCGACGGGACACGGATGGTGTACCAGCTGGATGCCGCGGAACCGGGCTCCCAGGATAACGCGGCCAGCCTCCCGGACGAGGGCTTCGATCTCTCCAACAACTATCTCCTCAAGGTGCTCGGTCATCATCAGGGAGAATCCATCCGCTTCGGGATCAACCCGCAGTTCGACAAGAAGACCAAGAAGCTGCAGGGGGGCTGGGTCCGTTTCCGAGAGGATCGGAATGGAGACGACTACTTGACGTTGCTCGTGTGGCAGCGATGAGCACGGAGTGGGCACGGTGGATCTTCCCTCGCTCCCCGACCTGACACATGCACAGGCCCTGGCCAACCGGGCTCTGGGTCTACGAGAGGCCCTGGATGAGCAGATCGCGGAGAATGCCCGACAGATCAAGGACCTGGAGGACGAGGAACAGATCCTCGACCTCGTGGCCTCCCTGATCCGACAGATCATTGACGCAGAGGTCACCGATGGCGTGAAGGCGGTGGAGAGGCTTCAAAGCGAGGGCCTCCGGGAGATCTTCTACGACCAGGAGCTATCCGTCAGAGCTGACGTCGAGGAGGCTCGTGGAAAGATCTCCGTCACGCTCTTGACGAACCAGAAGCGCAAGGACGGCTCCGTTGTCGAAGGCGTGAGTGACCAGTCGTTCGGGGGAAGCGTCCTCACCATGCAGAGTGTGTTGATGCGGATCACCGTCATCTACCGCCGGAAGATGCGCCCACTCTTGCTCCTGGACGAGACGCTCGTAGCCGTGGCCAACAGGTACGTCGACCGTGCGGCCCGGTTCCTCTCCACGCTGTGTCGTCGTCTCGGTCTGGACGTTCTCCTGATTACGCACGACGAGGCCCTTGTGAGCGCTGCCCATCGGGCCTATCAGGTGACCAACCACAATGACCGGGCCAAGTTCACGCCGATCTCGGCTGCCGACAGCGAGGGCATGAGGTGAAGACCGCTGGACAGATTCGGCAGAAGTTGAAGCAGGTCGTCTACCGGCACCGCAAGGAGCATGTCCGCCGGGGCTTGGCGAGGCGCCCTGAAAACTGCGAGCACAACGGTGTTGTTCATCTCCCGGTCCACATGGCCAACCGCGAGACGGTTAGGATCTGCCGTTACGTCGACGATAACGGCGCGTGGAGGAATCGAGTTTGCGACCCTGCGTTAGGCGGTGTACAGCAGGCGCAGGCGTGTCCCCACTTTTCGTGCTGCAACACGCCCGAATCCCTCAAGGAGGATTTTGGACGAGGAATCGGTCTTGACGGCACGCCCGTGGAGATCGGACACATCGCCAAGCACTATCCAGACGTCGCCGCGCTCATGTGGGTCCTGGGCCCGGTCGCGGGACCCCAAGCCCCAGAGGATGACCCCATCGACGATGGCATACTGGCCTTCTTCGGACCCTCCGAGAGCCTGGAGGACGAGGAGACCGATGAGTAGCGATCTCATGGAGGTCGTGAACTTCGACGCCATGATCCGCGACACGCGTCGTGGACGCGCATCGCCGTACATGGTCGAGTTCCAGGTGAACCCTGGTATCGCGCCGTACCTCGTGTCGAGCTTGACGGCGGTGGTCTGGGTTGACCATGCCTCGCGTTCGTCCACGATCCGCGCGGCCGTCAGAAAGAGACAGGGGATTGAGGCGGACATGGTCGCCGCGATCGCTGACATGGGCGCCAAGGCAGACTGGGGGAACGTCCACCCCCTGACCAGCGACGGGCTTGCGGCTTGTGTGGCCCATCTTCGCTACTACGGCCTCGAGGCGATCGAGGCCCTCGTTGCGCCAGATACCGATCTGGCGGGAGTCACTCTCCCGGAGGGCGTGCCCCTCTCCGAGGCGCAGTGGTTACCGAGGAACACCGTCGTCGTCGTCCCCGGAGATCGGAGCTTCGTCGGCTCGCTGGGTACTATCGGCCAGCACAAGGCGGTCGCCGTGCTGCACAATCCGAGCCGCGGCGTTGGGGTGGCGTGGCGATGAGGGAGTGGCTCCTTGCCGCACTGGAGGCATGCTCGCTCGACGACGAGGCACTAAATTACCTCGTCGCGCGGGGGGCCACCCCGGAAATCATCGAGCAATGGGGGATCAAGACATGGGACTGTCCCCTTCAACGGTGCCAGGATACGCAGATGGCCGAGAAGTACGGTCCGTACTTTGAGCACTTGGCTGGACGCGTCGTCTATCCGTTGTGGTCTGCTCGAGGCGAGCTTCTCGGGATCGACACCCGCAACGTCGACCGAAAGGATGACGTGCGGGTGCTGCTCGCGGAGAGTCGTTGGAACGCGGTGTGGATTGGCATGCCGGTGGCGATGGACGCTATCTGGAACCGTCGCGATGTCTACTTGGTTGAAGGTAGGTTCGACGTGTTCGCCATGCTCCACGTCGTCCGAGAGGCCGCCGTCCTCGGTTCTGCCTCTGCTGGGCTCTCGTGGCGGCAGGCAGATTTCCTCGGTCGATGGCTCGGAGGCCGCGTTACCGAGGAACGGTCTGGCCGTGTCCACATCGTCTATGATATGGACGATGCTGGCCGGGAGGGCTCGTCGAAGGTCCTGCGTGATCTCCAGCGCCGTGGGGTAGAATGTGACGAGATCCGCTACGGTCGAGCCGGAGATGATCCCGGCGCAATCTGGGACCGCGGAGGCCGGGACGCACTGAGAGCGGCATTCCCTCAAATCTGAAAGGCAACGCCATGGAAATCTGGAAGGCTGGACCGGACGTTATGAAGATGCTCCGGGATCTGATCAAGAAGCATCACCCTCACCTGCTCCTCGTCGAAGACGAGATCGGTGTAGTTTTCCGTGAGAAGGCAAAGGAAATTGCCGGTGTGACGATCCTCGGGGCGACACGCAAGGCACCTCCGCTCCTTCCCGTGCTCACCGACAAGAAGTTCACGTACAAGTACATCGTCGAACTCGCTGCCGACGCGTGGCAGACCCTGGACGATCGGCAACGCATGGCCTGTCTGGACCACCACCTGTGCTCCATGCGCGTCGAAGAGGACGCGGAAAGCGGTGAGATGAAGTGTTCGATTCGTCCGCCCGACTTCATCGGCTACAAGGGTGAAGTAGAACGATGGGGCATGTGGCGTCCTATGGACGATGAGACGTTGACGGTGATCGAGCAGATGTTCAGCGACAAGGCGGAGTCGAAACCACAGAAGCGGTCCTCTGCCGATGACGACATGGATGAAATCCTCGACGCTCTCAGCGGCAAGCAACCCAACTGACCCCGAGACGCCGGGAGGGTAAAAGGCAGACCCGGCATGAGTCTGGACACGAAGTACCGACCGACGCGTTACTCGGACGTGCTCGGTCAAGACGCCACGGTCAAGGTTTGTCGCGAGTACGTACGGTCGGGGCACGGTTTTCGGCAGAGCTATGTTTTCGCTGGTCCTTGGGGCTCCGGCAAGACCACACTCGCCCGGATCCTCGCTCGGGCTTTGCTCTGCGAGAACCCGCGTGAAGGCGAGCCGTGCGATGAGTGTTACCAGTGTCGCACGATGCTCGACGATCGATCGGAGGTGTTCGTCGAGGTTGACGCGGCCACCAACTCCGGCAAGGAGGACATTCGCCGCATCACGGACGAGGTGCGATACGGGACGTTCTCGGGACTCAGGAAGGTCTATCTTCTGGACGAGTCCCATGAACTCAGCCGTCAAGCCATGGACGCGATGCTCAAGCCCCTAGAGGACAACGTTCGTGGCACCCAGGACAAGCAGCTGGTGTGCATATTCTGCACGACGGAACCGGAGAAAATGCGGAAGGCGATCCTTTCTCGCTGTGCGCCCGTGTTCAAGATCAGGACGAACACGCCCGAGGAGATCGTCAGCCGCCTCGACTCCATCTGCGAACAAGAGGGCATCGAGCGCGAGCCCGAGGCGCTGCGTCTCATCGCCGAAGCTACCGAGTGCCATGTGCGGGACGCGATCAAGTCCGTTGAGGGTGTGTCGATGCTCGGAGGCATCACACGGGCCAACGTCGAGGCGTACCTTCTCCTCGACGCGAACGTGTTGTTCCTCGACCTTCTCGATCTGATCGGAACAGACCTCCCCGGCGCGCTCGAAATCCTGGACCGGCTGGGTGAGAAAATCTCGCCCGCCTCGTGTTACGAGCGATTGGCAGACGTCTGCATGCTCGCCTATCGCCTGGCGAAAGTCGGAACCACGGCTATCCCCTCCTACTGGGATAGCCAACGGCTCTCAGCCGTTGGAGTCCGGCACGCGGATTTCCTGGTCGAGTTCGGGCAGCGTTTCGCACAGCGCCCCGGACACCCCACGCCGGCGATGCTGTGCTGCGACGTTGCCACGCTGCACCAGCAGCGTACGGGGGCCGTAGTTCGGGCGGAGACGGTCGTCGTTTCCGCCCCCACTCTGGTCCAGACTGTGATTGCGTCATCTCCATCTGTGGATCTCGTCGCCGATCGATCGACGGCACAGGCCGGGCATGCCGAAGTTCCTATCGTGGCCTCCCCGCCAGACGTCGCGAGCCCAGGGGAGCCGGGTAGTATGCGCCGAGACCCGGCCTTGACCGACGGGACTCGCACTTACATCGATCCACGAGCGCAGCAACATGCGAAATCCTTCCCCGCCTATCCCGCTCCGAGCAACGGTTCTGCGGGTCCTCTCTCGCTCGCGGCGTTCGAGCAGTACCTTCGGCAGTGGGTCCTTGAGCTGATTGAGGAGAAAGCGACCGGTGGTAGACCAGCGAGACGGGACGACATGGGTAGCCCTTGAGCTGACGCGCTACGGAGAAAAGCTGATTGAGGACGGGAGCCTCGCGACCGACTTGCGGCGGCAGCTGGACGTCGACGAGAACTGGCCCGTGTTCATTCCCGCCCGCATCTACGAGCGTAAGGGGCGAAAGTACACGGTCCACTTGATGGAGGGCTACGCCTTCGTCGCAACGGGACTCGACGAGGTTCGTTACTTCCGCCTGGAGACTACCAAGCTGGTCCAGCAGGTAATGGCTACGCGCGATCCGCGCGGAGTTCGGGTCCTGAGGCCCATCGGGGACAGCAAAGTGGCCGATCTTCGGCGCCGGCTAATCGACGAGGTGGCCGCTGACATCATCCCGGGGATGCAGGTTCTCGTCACGGATGGGATCTACAAGGCACTCGAAGGTATAGTGCTCGACATCGAGGGCGATCACGCGGTCGTCCACTTTGAGCTGCGGTCCCTCAAAGTCATTTCCAAGGTCCCCAAGATCTTCTTGGATACCGCGTGAACCCAAATGCCATCAGCGTGGTCGGACTGCCGGTCGGTAGATCCATCTGAAATTGAGAGTCGGGTCAGCACCGACGACAACCTGGAGTTCCTCGAACAGATCCTCTCCGAGGAGCCAACCGAGGAATCGCAGCGCAACCTCGAACGGGTGCGCCAGATCATGGAGGAGCTGCCGCCCCGGGAGGCGGACTTCGTCGAACTCTACTTCTTCGCCCACAAGACCCAGACCGACATCGCGGAGATCTTCAAGGTGTCGCAGCCGACGGTGTGCTACCGGTTGCAGCGGGCGACCAAGCGCATTCGGTTCGTCCTCAGTCTCCCAGATGTGGATCCCGATGAGATGCAGAACGAGCTGGACCACTTCCTGTCGGATCCAGAAGACGTCCGTATCATGGTGCTCATGTACGCGACCACGTGCCAGAGCGCGGTGGCCAAGGAACTGGGAGTCACACAGGGGAAGGTGCGGCATCGGTTCATGCGCAGCACCCGACGCATGGCTGACGATCCAGCCATGGAGAAGTACGCCCGAGTCTTCGAGCTGATTTCCCACAACCTCAACATCCGGCGCGAGGTGGATCGTCCGGCGTGGGACGAGAAGATAGCCTACGTCGTGGATTAAGGGCGGTTTTCGTCCTATCCGAACGTGCCTCGTAGGAGGCACCATGCACCGGATCAGCTCCATCGTTCTCGCGACCGTAGCCCTAACGGCGGCAACGGGATGCAGGCCCAACCGGGGCACTGCGAATCCAGACGACTACTACCCGTTGATCCAAGTCGCGTTCGAGGGGGGCGAGGTTGCGGCGATGATCGGCCGCAACGAGGCCATCAAGGCCAAGGATTTTGCCGGGTGCGTCGCCAGCGACGTGATCGCGTCCGCGCTCGACAGCGCGGGTCAGGCTCTGGCCGGGAAGCTGGCAGACGCACCCGTGATCCCTGGTTTCGACCTCGACCTCGCCGATTGCATGGCCATCCGAGCGGACAACCCGACGGGAGACCAGGACGCGGCAGTGCTTGTCCAGGGTATCGCTGGGGTGTCTCTTGCCGTCGCCAAGCACTATGCCGAGAAGATCAAGGGTGCCGACTGCCGTCGCGGCACGGCCGCGCTCGCGGCGGTCGCGTACGTGGGGGGTACGGTTGCCCCCATCACGGAAGAAATCGCCAACCCCGACGGCAAGCTGTCCGTGAAGGCTTCCGTCATCGACCTCAAGGCATGCGCAGGATCCTGAACCATTGGTCGCACGAGGCTACCCATGTCTGACACGCCTGCACGTCGCATCGTGATGTCGAAGTCGGTGGCCCGACAGTGGATCCTCCGACACGCGAAGGTCGAGTACAGGTTCCGAGTGTTCAATCCGGCCGTGAAGGACTACCCATCGGTGCTGCGCGGGTTCCGAGATGGCCGGGTGAAGCTCGCCGGGGTCTCCCCCCTCCCTGATCTCGGGATCCGGGAGGACTTCGGGGGCTTCTACGTCTGGTCCTCCGACCTGGGGGCCCTCAAGACGCTTGAGCAGTGGCTGACCAAGCGCGGCCTGGAGACGACCTGGATCTGGTGAGATGGCAGCAGTTAGAACGCGTCTGGAGAGCTGCTTCACCTACGCGGTGCGGATCGACGATCCGTGTAATCCGCAGTGGAGGTTCACGATCGTCGTTAACCAGGATGGCACGTGTGGCGTCCGCGACATCCGTTCCGGACACGGAGGAATCTGCGACTCACTCGTCCAGGTGCCAGGAGTCATCCTGGACGAGATCAACGCCGCCAAGGCGGAGGTGATGAACATCTTGGCACAGACGAGCGCTATAAACGGTACGTTGAGCTTCGTCGCACAGACGAGCCAGTCGATCGTCTTCGCCACGCCGATGGCGAATACCGACTACCGCGTCTATGTGACTCTCCAGGACTTCATCGACTACCGGATCACCAACAAGACCACCGTGGGCTTCGACATTGAGCTGAATGTGACCTACACGGGCACCGTGCAATACGACGTGTTCGTCTGAACAGGGTAGATGCAGATGACCAGTAACAAGAACCTGCCGGATCGTCGATCGCTGGACCAACAGAAGGCACGCCAATTCCTCCGAGAAGCCCGAGACATCGTCGCGGCACCACTGTGGGGAATTGAGACTGCTTCGCTCGTGGATCGTCTGTACCGTGCCGCGGACCTCTACGAGAAGGGTGCAAGGGAGTTGCGACATGAGGCAAACAAGATCACGCGGACTCCCGCCTTCCTGGACCAAGCCATGAAGAATGTCGAACAAGTTCTGCGGCCCGTTGAGCTGGTGGCTCGAGCAATTCGGGCCGCCGCGGAAAAGGCTAAGTAACATGGCCGTTCAACCCTCTAGTACGATGTTCGTCTGAGGAGCACATGTCCCGCACGCAGATCGTCCACCGAATCGTCAAGGAGCGACCCGAGATTCGTCGGGAGTTGCAGGCCGAAATACGCCGACACCTCAACGAGAGGTACGTGTGGGACTGACACTAGAACCCGTGATGCGCACGCTCCGTCAACGCGCGGGGTCCAGGTAACCCATGGCCGTCCAACCACCATTTCGCAGCGACGCCTACGAGGTCGAGAACGCCGACGCTCCAGTCGGTCCCCGCTTGATCGAGGCGTCTCTGCTCGACGGGTCGATCAGGTTCACGGACCCACGGAATCCCACGGGGATCAACCTGGCCGAACTCGCCGGCCTCCAGCGCGCGCACAACGTGATCGTCGTGTCACAGACCGGGGTGGCGGCCAGCAAGGACGTCGACGGCGATCCCATCACAACGATTCAGGGAGGCCTCGACAATGTCCCAGACTCTGCCGATGTGAACGATCCGTGGCTTGTCCTCGTGATGCCAGGCCTCTACGTCGAGGACGTGATCTGGGTGAAGGACGGCACCACCCTCCGTGGACTCGGCGGCGCCACTCTCCGAGAATCGGGAGCCTTCAGCACCATTCGCATGCGGACGGGGCCTACCACCGTTCCACGTCGGGTCAGGATCGAGGGGCTGAGGATTGAGAATGCCACGGCCGCGGAGGCGTGCGTCGACATCGACAGTTCCACGTTCGCCACCGGGACGTTCACCATCGCGTCCGTTCCCAACATCGGCGACGTCGCGGAGGTGGACGGCACGAACCTCACCGCCATCGCCAACGGCAGCGTTCCAGCGCCTGGTGAATTTGAACTTGGCCTGACGGTCGCCGAAACGGCCGCGAACCTGGCCCTGGCCATCAACGATCCAGTCAACGGCCTGAACACGACAGTCATCGCCTCTGCCACGGGTGCCGTGGTCTTGATCCGCGCGCTTCAGCCTGGCGTGGCCGGCAACGCGATTACGATCTCGTCGACAGTCCCCCTGATCATCGTCGCGTCTGGCGCGACGCTCACCGGTGGCACCGCTGCGAGCCCGTTGTCGACCGTCGGAGACGACCTGATCGAGATCATCGACTGCGACCTGGTGGCGACCGGGGCCTCGGGATTCCAGGTTCGCGCGTCCTCCGTCAACAACATCTCGATCCGTGGCGGAGACTGGCGAGAGAGCAGCACGACGTCCTTCGTCGACGTGCGCGAGTGTGCGTTCCTCAGCCTCGTCGAGCTGCCCCGCATGTTCCGCGCAGAGCTGCACTACGACAACACGAATCCGAACCTTCCGTCCATCGGCACGTCGCAATACATCGTCCAGCGAGTCACGAGCGACTTCACCCTCGCCTCGGCACTCGTGGGGGTCGGCAGCCTGACGGTGAACGACTCAAACTTCCTGACCAGCGCTTCGTGGAGCGGAGACTCAGCGGCTCGCACTTGGCACTCCACGCGATGTCGTTACGGAGCGGTCACGCTCGGCGGCACCGGCACCGTGACGATGAGCAACTGCACGCGGGGAGCCCTCGTCGCCGCAGGTACCGGCACCCTGGCGGAGAGCATGTCGCAGGGCAGCGCGATCTTCGCGGCCGTTCCCGTCGTCACCGTGACGTTCGCTGAGCCGCAGCCCGACACCAGCTATCGCGTTCTTCTCGAGTCGACGGTCCCGCCCGTGGCGTTCACGGACATCCCGTTCGTGACGCTCAAGACACCGACGAGTTTCGACATCGTTTTCGGAGCCCCACAGGTCGCCACGATCGAGTTCGTGGTTACCCGCGATATCTAGGACACACCATGGCAGATGACACCGATTTCTGGAATGACCTGGTCCTCGGCCAGCAGAGCAAGACGGCCTCCTCTCTCGACGCCTATCTCCAGGCTCGCGAGGCGGAGTCCTGGACCAGCGGTATCCGGCTCCTCACCGACCGCGGTCGAGAGGCTGCGGCTCTGCAGGTCCCGGTCGAGTCGGGAGCCAGGGTCGCATTCGTCACGAACATCGGCAGCGTGCTCACCTACCCGGATCCTCCTGCCCCCGACGCTCTCGGTACCGTGGTGCTGGTGAGGACCGCTGAGGGAGATCAGACGGGGATGGGCGATCTCGTGTTCGTCAAGTTCGACGACGGGAAATTCCTCGCGATTCACCGCGAACATTTGCGCCGATCCGCGTCCAGCGCCAAGCGAGCGGCTTCGTTTGTGCGCCGAGCGGCGAGCCTGGGGGACCTCAGCGGTTTCCTCAGGTGGGGTTCCGAGGATTCCACCGATCTCGTTCACAAGGCCACGAGAGACCTGTGGTCGTTCTCGCAGACGGATGACGGCGATTTCGTGATTACTCGGCTCTTCAACGACACAGGTGCGCCGATCAAGGTCTAGGGCGCGAAACCCGCCCGGCCCCCTTTCGGCGGTGTTTTCGCTATAGGAGGCGGCTGACAAGAACCCCGTGTCCTCGCCTGATCCAAAGCGCGTTGCCGAAGCCCATCTTCTCAAGAGGGTCGCGGGCGAGGTCATCTTCAAGAAAGACCGCGGCGGTGATGTCTCGCAGTGGGCGTACGCCGACCACCATCCGTCAAAACGAGACATTCCTGGCGACTTCAACTACTCGCCATCGCACCAGAAGCCTCTCGCGAAGGTTCTGCGGTCAACCCTGGCCGCTCTCGGTCATGTGCTCTCCGCCCACAACTCTTTCGCTAAGGTCAAGTCAGCCAGGGTCTCCCCCGACGGAAGTCTCGGGGGGCGCGGCTACATCATGAAGATCCACGACATGCGCAAGCAGTACATGAACTGCGTCGAGGCGCTGTCGGCTCTCAGCGACACACTCTACGACGAGGTCAACGCGCCACACTGGTCTCTCCTGTCGCGTCAAGAGGACACGGTCGACAAGGACACGGTGTCCGCGCTCATTCAGGACTCGGAGAAGATCAGGGAGGACCCGCAGGAGTGGGCGGAAGACCAGATCGAGGACGAGTTTGAAGATGACGAGGATGAGAGCAACGAAGAGTTCGACCTTGAGGATGCGGCGGGACAGGAACTGGATATCGTTGATGACAGCGAGGATGGGTGGACTGTAGACGAGGACGTGGACGAAGAGAACCCGCTGCTTCTCGGTGTGATGGGGAAGACGGCGAGCGCCCGAGACGTCCGACTCGCACTCCTGCCCCAACGCGTTGCGTTGGACTGGATCGTGGCCCACGAGAACCAGATCCCTGGAGGGGTTTCCGACAAGAGGCTTCCGACTGACTTCGACCACTTGGTCGAGGACAATCACTACGACAAGCTCGAGACGATCGAGGGAGAGCACACCTGATGCCACGCAAGAAGGCTGATTCGACTCTCCCCCAAGAGCTGAACGAGAACTGGGGATCCAACTTCATGATGGACGGGTTCTGGCACGACATGGACTACGGGCACGGTCTCCGTGATTCCATCGGGAAGGACCCAGTGCCACAGCCCTCCACGTCAGGCTTCGCGCACCTCCCCGATGGGGTTATCGTGAGCAACGAGGGACTTGCCGAGTTGGAGGTTCCGGAGGGTGTCGTGCGCGAAGAAGATGGCGGCATGGATCTCGAGGGGCTCGAGATCGTAGCCAATGTCAATCCAGACCTTGATCGGAGCAACACGGGGGTGGTTGATCACTCGTGGTTGGCCGATGCATTTCAAGATCCCGAACGTCTGCCGAATGCCCCGTCCTACAATTCGGTCCTCAACCTCCAGGAAGCATGGGGAGATCGAACAGACGGGATCCATCGCGTCGAACTCTATGACCGTGAGGTCACGGACTACGAAGCCGTGACGCAGCGGAAGAAGGACGATGATCCGTTCCAGGCGGACAAGATTTCGCACATCGTCCGTTCGGCCATGCGGCGCTCGGCAATGGGCCATCCCATCGCTGTCATCCTCGACGATGCCCGAGCACAGGCCGCGGGTGCGCGCTCCCGGATCGCGCGTTCCCTCCGCGCCGTCGAGCTGGAGCACGGCCTCGTCGGCAACGTCTATGTGCGTGCCTCGGCATACCCGGGTCTCCATCGCGGACGATGGTCACGAGATCTCGCCAAGGCCGCGAAGAGGGCGCGTTACCTCATCGCGCAGTCCGGTCTCGACTGCACATCGTGCGCCGAGGCTCTGGGTCTGCGCCTCATCACCGATCCCGCGCAGATCGACTGGAACGCTGCGTACGCGCACTACGCCCCTGGGCTGTCGGCCTCTGGGCGGCTCGACCGAAACGCCACGATCGATGACAAACGCGAAACCCTGCGTCGCGCTTTTCTTGTCGCCGAAAAGTCGCCGACGATGTACATCGAGCCGGGGAGGGTCCGTCACTCGACCCCGAGCGACCGCGTAACCCTGGAAGCTGCTCGTCAAGCTCTGACCGGGCCGGCAGTTCCACGCGCTATCGTGTCGGGCACCTCGAAAGCTCGTCGAGCGGAGTCGTTGCGCTTGGTTCGGAAACTGGGTGCACTCGTGAAAGGGCGGCTCATCACCCTCGGCGAGGCCGAGGAGCTGGCCCGTTCCCGCGCGCCCGCCATGGCCAGGATCAGGATGGCGGAGACCCTGGCGGCCCGGACCGCCCGCAGCCAGTACAGTGGGGGCGTCGTGCGGGACTCAAGGGTGGCGATCTCGGGCGCGGACTTCGCCGCTGACACGGGGAAAGCGCTGAAGCACGAGACACGGGCGAAGGTGGCCTCCGTGTCGGAGGACCGCGAGCGAACCAAGATGCTGGCGAGGTTTTCGGAGATCGCGGAGGTCTACAGGGGTGCCGAGACCAAGGTGCGCAAGATCGCGGCCGCAGTCAAGGCAGGACGGCGCGGAGCAGACATCACGCGCCTCGCCGGGAACCTTCTGAACGAGAACGAGCGTCGGCTCGTTGCCTCGATCCTGGATCCGATTCTCGTCGAGGCTGGGTGCTTCGCCCGAGAGTCCGCGCAGACCTACCAGGGGCCGACGATTCGTCAAGCAGTCGCGGGCTCGCCGGTGACCGTCGTTTCTCCGGTCGAGGCGCGCGCGGCAGTCCGCTGGGCTGCCCGCCAGTTGAATGAAGGCGCCGTCGGGAATGATCTCGATCAGCTCCTCGCGCATCGGTTTTCGCCGCCCGTGCTCAAGGCTGCGAGCGCAACCTTGGTCCAGATCCGCCAGAAGCACGAGGGGCTGGCAGGCCACCTCTACGTCGATGCGAGTGTCTATGCCAGCCCCGCCGGAACGGAGGGGTGTGATGCTGGAGCGCTCCGTCATCGCACTAACGGTATCCGATACCTGCTGGCGATGGATCGGTGCAAGACATGCGTCTTCAAGAACGCTGACGAGACGTGCCAGAAGTATCGCAAGCAGATCGTGGCCTCCGTGCCGGTCGAGGATGCGGAAGCGTATCGCCGCAACGTGCTGACCTCCCACGCACGCTCGGATGCCGAAGAAACGGCGGCCCTGTTCACCGATAGCAGCACGGCCATGTCGAATGTCGTGGCGGAGTTCGGCCTCCACAATGCGTCGCTCGACGAGGTGGAGATTTCGGATACGACGGCTCCTCCGGCGCTGTCCGATATCCACTTCGGAGGGATCGAACTGTGAACTTGGACACGTGGACCATGAACAAGCCTCCGGCGGTCGTGGAAACTCTCCAATGGCTACTGGCGCTCTTGCGGGCGCAGTACTGGATGTACCAGAACCTCCACTGGGAAGTTCAGGGAGACGCGGCCTACGGCAACCATCTCCTGTTCCAGAGGATCTACGAGGGCGACGACGCCGAGGGAGAGGACGACGACGGTGTCCAAGGGGAGGTCGACGCACTCGCCGAGAAGATGGTCGGGACCTACGGGAACGCGGCCGTATCCTCCGCGGCCTTGATTGACAAGGTCAACAGGTGGTTGCACACGTGGGATCAGGTCGACTGCCTGTTTCGGCGCGCTCTCTACTCCGAGCGATGCGCTCGTATCTGCATCCGTCGCACGTACGAGCGTCTCAAGGACCTCGGTGCCATCTCCCTGGGGATGGACGACTTCCTTATGGGACTCGACAGCGGGCACGAGACGAACGAGTACCTCCTTCGACAGGTTCTCCGAGCGAAGGAGTCCGCTGAGCGAACCGCCGCAGATTGGGCCGCGTTGAGGAAAGGAACGTAGTTCATGCCGACCGCCGCACAGCCATCGTTCCAGCTCCTCGTCGCCAACTTCTCAAGGCCGTACCCGAGCCTGATCACGGGCGCAGATCCGATCACGGCTGGCCCCACGAAGACGCGGGGAGGATTCGTGTTCGCCCACGTCAGCCAGCTGGGGTTCTCGCCGGACCTCACGCAGCAGGGAGAGGCGAGTTCGGTCGTCGTGTCGACCACGAACGTTGGATGGGACCCGTTCAAGAACAATCCTCCTGATCTCCCAGAGGCCGACATCACGGTAGCGAGTGATGTGTTCGCCGGAACGTCGGCCTCCATCTTCCTCGGACCGTTTGAGCTGGTCAGCAACCGCGATTTCACCACGGGGGGAGGTGTCGCGGCCACTGCGACCAACATCGCTAACGCGGTGAACAACCTCCCTGGATACACCGCCTCCGTGGCTGGTCCGACGGTCACCGTGGAAGGTCCAGCAGGCCAGGGGCCGGAAAGCATCCAGTTCAGGGCCGTCTACCGTGGCGGCACGGAGAACTTCACGTTCGTATGGCCGCGCAAGGAAGGCTTCCTCGGGTATCCGACCGTCGCTCCGATGGAGATCGAGTTCCTGCCTACCACACCCAACCACTATCCGCCTCCGTAGCCCATGGACGCAGCGAAGAACCCATTGAGTCGTGACCAGCTCCTGGCGTTGATCCCTGACGACGCGCAGAGGGTGAAGGTCGTTGACGAGAAGGGGCAGGAGCGCTGGCGCGACGTAGCTGCGGACGGCCTCGACGCGATCTTGGACAGCGACGAGATTGTCCTTCTCTCTGGTGAGCCGGTCGTCATGCGCATGCGACCCGGACGCCGTAAGAAGCCTCCGAGGGCCGCACCTCCTCCCGCGGTGAACCAAACAGTCGCACAGCTCCAGGCGTCCAAGTCACAACATTTTGAAGACGATGCGCTGATCAACAAGATCGATCACGGGATCGACTCCGAGGACGTTCTGTACCTCGTCATGCGGGGATTCGCTGAGGAGGCAGCGTCGCTGGAGTTCGAGCGTGGGGAAGCCGAGCGCACGGGCAGAGAGACGAGCCAGTTGTCGATCCGGCGCATCAACGCTCTCAAGGCCCTGGCAGAGACGTGGATTAAGCGCAAGGAGCAGCTCGCCGGCAAGTCCATCGACATGGAGTCGCCCGCGTTCACCAAACTTTTCGACTTTATCATCGCCACGTTTCGCGAGGCGATGATGGCAGGGGGAGTTCCGGTGGACCAAGCGGAGATCGTGTTCACGCGCTTGGCCGATCGTCTCAAGGATGAGACGTGGGAGCAGGAGGCGCAGAACAGGATGAAGGGAGCGTGACGTGGCCAAGGCGGCTGCCAACTTGGCCAGGATGGCCCTCAACGCGGGCCGCCTCCCTGAAGACGCCGGTCGACGCGATGTTGTAGACAGCATCACCTTCGTCGAGTCCGAGTGGGGCCTGGGGATGCGGCTCTACCCGGTCCAGAGGGTCATCCTCAAGGCCCATTACGGGATTCCCCTGGACGATGACCCGGCGAACGCGTTCACGATCACGGACTGGCGCCGACAGAATCCCAAGGACTTCACCGAGGCCGGGTATCTCCGCTATCTGTACGAACAGGGCCGGTCCAACATCCGTGAGGTCGTGCCGGGTGTCGAGAGACGTCAGCTCGTGCTTTCCATCGGCCGGCGATCTGGAAAAACCCTGATCGCGTCCTGCATTTCGGCCTACGAGACGTACAAGCTGATCAACCTTGGCAATCCACAGCGATATTTCGGTCTGAGCCCGTCATCGAACATTCAGCTCATCTCGATCGCCACCGGCAAGGACCAGGCGGGACTGCTCTACTCCGAGGTGTCCGGACACTTCTCCAAGTGCAACTTCTTCCGGCGTTACACGGCGAACCATACGATGAGCTATGCGCGCTTTCAGACCCCGCGCGACATCGAGGAGTTCGGGTCGTACGATGAGAATCCCAAGGCTCGGGCCAGTCTCAAGGTCACGTTCCACGCCTGCAACGCCAAGGGGCTCCGCGGCGCCGGCAACATCGTCGTCATCCTCGACGAGGTTGCACACTTCGTCGAGCAGGGCGGATCCTCGGCCGAAGAGGTCTATCAGGCGGTGCACGCGTCGACCGGCACGTTCACGCCGAAGGACGACCTCGGTGAGCCGATCGACGGCGCGATGACAGAGTCCGAGGGACGGATGATTCTCATCTCGTCTCCACTGGGTAAGCAGGGACTGTTCTACAAGAAATTCCAGCAGGGGATGAGTGGCGGAGAATCGGCCGGGCACATGCTGTGCATCCAGGCTCCGACATGGGAAGTCAACCCGACAGTCTCCGCGAGCGTGTTCAAGGACGCCTACGCCGAGGACCCGAGGATCTTCTTCACGGAGTGGGGCGGGGAGTTCACGGACCGTACTCTCGGATGGCTGGAGAACCCTGAGGATCTCCTCGCGTGCATTGACAAGGAACTACGCCCACGGACGCGCGGGCAACCACGACGCCAGTACTTCGTAGGCTTCGACCTCGGGCTCGTCAACGACGCGAGCGCGATCGCAATCACCCACATCGACGAGAACAACAGGATTGTTCTCGACTTCATCGGTCAGATGATGGCGGGTGAAGGAGAGTACGCGGACAAGGAGCGACTGGAGTTCGATGATGTGGCGGCGTGGATCTACGGCCTATCGCGTCGGTTCCACTTCCACTCGGGACTCTTTGACCAGTGGGGAGCGATCCCACTGGAACAGGCGCTCGCCAAGAAAGGCTTGACGCAGATCGAGGGAAAGTTGTTCTCGCCGCAGGAGAAGTCGCAGATTTGGCAGAACTTCAAGTCCATGATCTGGGACAAACGTCTCGTCCTCTTCGACATCACACCGGAAGAGAGGCAGAAGTATCTGTCCCGGGAGGAGATTCCGCCGGACCACCTCGCGTACATCCAGCAGATGCTCGAGCTGCAGGCGACGTACAAGAGTCGGTACGTCGTCGAGGTCGAAGCGCCGCAGACGGATGGCAAGCACGACGACTTGGCGGACGCGCTCTCCAGGTCGGTATGGCTCGCGAGTCAGCAGATTGGGAAGCTCAAACACATCGCTCGCAGCGGCCTCAACACTCCAGCACACGTCGTGCGACCCCAGGTTTCGGCCGCGATTCGCCGGGCCAATCGCAGGCAGTCCCTCCTTGGAGGGTCCGATCCCAAGCGGCAGATCCAGAAACGGAGGCGATGGTAGATGGTGAAGGGTATCTCGCCCGACGATCCTTGTCGGGCCGACCATCGGATCATCCGGTTCTTGCTCGACACGTTCTTCAAGAAGAAGAACGCACTGCACGACCCGAAGGAATTCGACAAGGTATCGCGAGTATTCGCCAAAGCAGGTGGATCCTGGGAGCGACTGTTCAAGGGGGCGGCCGAGGACCTGAATCTCCTTAAGCGCGTCATCAAAATCGCCCTCAAGACGGGCCACATCTCCAAGGCACCGCGTCTCCGGTAGGATGAGGACGAGTAGATGCACGAGGACGACGACATCCAGCCCGAGAATCTCAAGGCTCCCGAGAAAGAGCCCGATGCGAGTCCTGAACTCGCGAAGATCGAGCGGCAGTCGATCCATGAGGCCATCGCATCCCTCAATGATGCCCAGCTTCAAGAGCGGATCGACGCGGAACGGGCGGCCCGCCGTCGAGAGCACGAAGAGAAGACTCGGGTCTTCAAGGTACGCAGGACGGAAGAGGCCAGGCGTGCCCGTACACAACGAGTCCGGGCCCTCGTCAGTGCCGAGGAGAAGGTGCAGGCGCACGTTGCCGCCGCCTCGCGGTCCATCCGGGCCGCTATCCGCGAACTCACGGATCTCCCCCTACCGCGCCACTCGCGGGAGGCGAGGGAACAGAGGCGAGCCATCACCACGCTGGGAACAGCACTGGGATCTCTCCGGGCAGCCGGTCGCCGCATGTCCGTGTCCGAAGACGCCGACATTGATCCCGATCTCGATCTTGATGTCGGGTGAACCTACGATGAAGACCATGATCCCACAGACGCGAGGACGCTATGCCGGCTGAGGGCACGAAGAACGCCATCGCTGGGTCGGCAAGCCCCTCGTCTCTCAAGAAGAACGACGACGAGGTCGTGGTGGGCACGGTCGAGCAGCGAAGAGGACGGCCCGAACGCGTGGGCGTGGACACCATGAGAACGGCATCGGCCGGGAACGCTCAGGTGGCCGAGGATAGTCGTCGAGGGGTTCAAGTTGGAAAACCTTCCCGTGTTGTCACGGGAACCATGCGTGGCCGGGCTGGTCCTCCCAGCTTCCGTGACAAGGTAGCGGCGGCATGTGGCCCTGGATCGGGGAGTTTCGGTGGCCTTGGCGGCGCTGGGGGCGTTGTCGGCGGGGGAGGAGGGAGCGGCGGGGGAGGAGGGTTCTCTGGCAACTTCGGACCGGGCAGTGTCGCGCAGGCCAGTTCGGGCAACTTCTACAGTCCCGAACTCAGCACGGACTTCCTGGAGCTTCCACAGTCTCTCAACGAACAGTGGAACTACTACAGGTTTTTCTACAACAACGAGCCGTTCGTCGGACAGGCTATCGATCTACACACGGAGCTGCCGCTGTCGAAGGTCCGGCTGGCTCGCCCGAGGGCTCAGACCCGCGAACTCGCCGATCAGGCTCTCCGGTTTTGCGAGAAGTGGATCAACCGGATCGGACTCCTGCAGCGGCTTATTGAGATTGTTCACGAGTACTACCTGATCGGCGAGGTGTTCATCTTCTGCGAGGACGCGAACCCGGACATGCCGCAGGAGGTCCGACAGAAGGTGGTGCGCGAGGTCAAGCCCGACGGCTCCCTGGTCGAGACATGGGTGGACTACGATGACGCCGACGCGCGAGCGGTGCGGTGGATGAAGAAGAACTACAGGGGCTGGACGGCCATCCGCGTGCTGCCACCAGAGCAAGTCCACATCGAGACATTCCCCTTCACGAGCCAGGCTCTCATCGAGCTAATTCCTGACGCCAAGACGAGGCATGTCATTAACATGGCGGACCAGGGCGACGAAAGGGCCTGGCGCATTGTCGAATCCATGGACTCCGCCGTCGTGGATGCCGTGCGCGGTGGCGCGAACATCCCCCTGAGCACCGATCCGGACGGGGGCTCTTTTGTCCACTACATGGCGAACAAGAAGTCCCAGTATGAGCCCAGGGGCCACAGTATCCTGCAGCGATGTTTGAGGGTCTTGGTATTTTCTGACAAACTGAGACAGGCTCAGACTCAAATTGCTTCGCGGCACATGACCCCGATCCGTCTCGTCTACGCTGAGGACATGGACGAGACGGACACGGAGGCGCTGCGCGACCAGATTGATCTCGCCTTGCAGGACCCCGACTACTCGATCGTGACCAACTTCCAGGTCACGTGGGAGGAGATGAACAGTAACGGCCGTTTGCTTGAGCTGTCCTCAGAGTACGACCTCATCAACCGCCAGCTCTACGCGGGTCTCGGCGTCACCGAGGCGCTCCTCAACGGCGAGTCGAGCTATTCCGGCGACCGCATCAACCTGGAAGTCATCAACACGAGGTACATGCTCCTCCGCGAGAACATCCAGAACCTCGTGGAGGAGAACTTCTTCAAGCCCATGTGTCGACGCATGGGGTTCGTCGAGGAGGATGAGGACGGCAACCTGGAAGTCATCTACCCTCGCCTGTCCTTCACGCGGCTCGCTCTCCGGGACAACCAGGACACCTTCGACGCGCTGTTCCAGCTCTACCAGAAGGGCTCGCTGGACGTGGAGACCATCCTGGATCTACTGAACATCGACCCCGTGACCGTGCGCGAGCGCCTGGAGCGGGATTTTGCGACGTATAACGACGCGAACTTCAACGAGGTTCTTCGGTCGATGTACGGACGAGTCGGTGACCAGATCGTGGAGGGGTCGGACCTGGTGGAGAGGATCGCCAAGACCCTCGGGCTCGAGTACAAGAAGCCCGAGCAGGCTGGCCGTTTCTAGCTCACAGCGCTACTCGTTCTATCCGATACCGTGGGAGAGACCATGGTGCTCCCATCGATCGATCTCCCGACTCGCGAGAGTATCGGACATCCTGCGGACACCCCGGCCAGGGTCGGAATTCTCGTCCACATGGCTCGACCCTCCAGGCGCCGCGAGTACAGCATGTCTCGGTGCATGGGGGAGGGTTGCAAGCGGTCCCCTGAGATCGAGTGCATCTGGGCCGACGGTCGTGGCCGCGCCTGGTTCTGTGAGCGACACTTCGACGCCTGGGCTGCGAAAGACACGGACGGAGGACTCCCGAAGGCTATCGTCAAGCAGCGCAGGGTTCCTGACGGTGTGGTGGGCGAAAAGTACGGCGAGTATCCCGAAGCCAAGACGGCTGCGGGGGCCCAGTTCATCGTCGTGTCCGCGAAGGGCCCTGGACAGTGGCCTACCGACCCCGTCCAAGTCATGTCCCGGGAAAGGGCCCTCGACTACCAGTCCGCGGGTGTCGTGATAGCCGGGTTTCGCACGGAGCGCGAGGCTGAGGAATTCGCAGACAAGATGCGTGACGCTGCTATCGACGTGACGGCGCCCGACGGGACGATCGTGTTCTCCGGGCGTCTCCTCGACTTCTCCGATCTGGCTCCGCGCCTCGGACTCAGGTTCGTCGACCGAGGGCGGCTTTTGCAGATCCTGCACCGTCCCACGACGGTGATCGGATCCGGCAGGCGCCAGATGACGGTCACGCGCCGCGCGGGCAAGACCGCCAAGGCCACCGGATGCAAGACAGGCGACGGTCACAGCGTTGGGCTGTTCATCCCGCTCCCGCGAGATTTGGCCAAGAAGTTCCCTTCGCTGGGCGAGAATGACGACTCACCCTCCCATGTGACATTCCTGTACATCGGAGATTTCAAGGGAAAACGGAAGCAGGAGCGGCTCGTCGCCGTCCTACGAAGCTGCTTGCGTCGTTGGTGGCCCTCCTGTCGGGCGACACTCGGAGACTTGGCCTACTTCGATCACCACGACAAGGATCGCCGCGTGCCTCACGTCCAGGTCGACTTCGACAAGGACATGAGTGGATTCAAGCACCGGCTGCGACAGGAACTTCACGAGGCCGGCATTGATGTTGGCGACACGTTCCCCGAGTACAAGCCCCACGTCACACTCGCTTACATGCCGGGCATGGATAGCGAGTGGGAAGGCCCTGTTCCGAAGGGGTCGTGGGACTTCGACACAGTCGAGATCTGGGGACTTCCGGAGGTCCACAAGATCAAGCTGGGGCCGTCGATTCACAAGATCTCGGAGGAGTGGGTTCTCCAAGTGATTGCTCGTCGTGTCGCGATGAAGCATTATGCTGCCGGTTGGCCGGACCGCGGCAGAGTAGCATCGGTATCCGTGAACGCGACGCACAGGCGCAACGTCACCCTCGTCAAGTGGCTATCCGACTTGGCGCAACATCTCGGCGTCGCAAGGGACACGTACGTCGTGGGTGGGGCCGTGCGAAATTTCATCCTCGGCGAGCCCATCAAGGACGTGGATGTCGTCATCGACACCATCAAGGCCGGCAGGGATTCTGAATGGCTGGCGCAGCAGGTGGCCAAGGCGATCCCGGTCCCGACCAACGTGACAACGAACCAGTACGGAGTGGCCATTCTCACCGTCAAGGGCGACTGGGTCCTCGACGACGAGAACCTCCGCGGCGAGATCATCGAAATCGCCAACGCGCGCAAGGAGAGCTACGGAGGCGAGACGGGCAAGGGTTATAAGCCGCACATGGTAGAGCCCGCCACCATCGAGGAGGACCTCAGGCGAAGGGATTTCACGGTTAATACGCTGATGTGGAGGTTGCTCGACTTGGCACACGGACCCGACCGGGCCGAGGTCGTCGATCTGATGGGATGTGGTCGGCGAGATCTTGAGCAGCGAATACTTCGATGCCCGCAGGATCCAGATATCACTTTTTCGGATGATCCGACAAGGATGCTACGTCTGGTGCGGTTCATGTCCAGATACAACATGAAAGTATCTCCCGACGTAGCGGCAGCAGTGCGTCGCAACGCGCCCAAGCTCAAGAATGCTCCTTGGGAGGCCATCGCTTCGGTCCTGATGCAGACTCTGGAGGGACGGTAGGCGTGGCGGGCAATTTCGCGAGATTCAATGAGATGTTCGGCTGCAGAGTCTATGGCTGACCCAAGGAAAGCACTCAAGGAGATGAAGGCACTGGGTCTGCTGGACGTGGTGTCTGAGATGATCCGGGAACAGAAGCCGTTCGCTACCTACATGGCCAACCAGCTCAGAGCCGACAGGCGCGTCCAGCTCCTTCTCGACATGATGGACCTTGGCGTCCCGGCCAGTATGCCCCTGTCCTTCCTCGACGCGGCCGGACGACAGCGCCTGCGCGAGCTGACCGTATCGATGTCTGAGGACGAGGCGTCGAGGCTCGTCGATCTCCTGATTAAGCCGCCCGTGGACAGCATGCGCGTCATCACAGAGCTTGCCCTGGAGGGGCCGGCGCGGGCCGGGATCCTGCCCGCAGCCAGGCAGCTGATTCTCGCGCACCCGTGGCTGGCTAACGATTCCCGCCGGCTGACGGAGGAGGTGATCCGGCAGTGGACCAAATGATCACCCGTGTCGCCGCCCGACATGCCGTGCTCCGTTCGGCAACGGGTTACTTCCGCGAGGGCGAGGACATCCTGTTCGATCGCTACAACAAGGCCGGAAGAGGAACCGGACGATGGGCCTCTTCAACATCTGGAAGTTGTCTGAGGTGAGAGGCCTGCCTCCAAAAACCGGACGTGGAGTCGCGTTTCATGGTACGCGGTCGAAGAATCTCGATCACCTGCGGCGTTATGGGCTCGTGCCTGGAGCACGCAGTGCGTACACGGACGCCTATAGTAAGTACGACGACGGGCGTCATCTGTTCTTCACAGACAATGAGGACTTGGCGCGCCATTACGGAGACCTGATTCTGCGATTCCCTTGGCCAAGCGAAGCCAAGCCTGATGTTAACGAATTCGGACGCTATCTTCCTGGACAGTTCGTCTCCTTGCGGAAAATCCCGCCAGACGAGATCGATGTTTTGCATGAGGGTACTTGGGAACCTCTCGTTGGAGGCTTGTCGAAGCAGGCCTGCATCATCGTCGGCAAGGACTTCGACGGCCACCTCTGTCTCCTCAAGAACCGGGATCGGTCGTACGACGTCAAGCTCCAGATCATGCACATGGAGTTCAACGGCGTCGAGATGGCGTTCGTACTCGATCTCGAGACCGGCTACCTGGAAGGGGTCAACGAGCACGGGATCGGCGTTGTCAACACGACGCTCATGGTGCTTCATGATGAGGCAGAAGGGCACTCGACCAAAACCAAGGGCAAGACGACGCTCAAGTCGAAGGATGGCCCGAAGATCTTCCACGCCCTCATACAGGACAATCTCCAAGACGCGGTCGATGTTCTCGTGAGTTTCCGGGGAGGGATCCGCGGCCACACGTTCGTGGCCGACGGACAGACGCTGCTCAGTATTGAGTGCACTCGAAAGAACCCGGCCCGGGTACATCATCTCGATCCGGGGAGGGTCAACACGAGGACCAACCATGGCGTCTCATATCCCGAGGCTGGGTACACGCGCGGCGAGGACTATGTCTCGTCCATCGTCCGTCGATGGGAGGCGCAGAAGCGGATTCAAGGGGTGAAGCGGCCAGAGGCCGCTGCTCCGGCCCTCGCAACGCTGATCGACGAGGCCGACAGCCCGTTCAATCCTGTCCGAGTGACTGACAAGATGCGGACGACGAGCCAGCTCCTCATCGATACGAGCACTCCGTCTCTCTACCTCTACCTTATTCCAGGTCACGCGCGCGTCACCAAGATTCTCAATCTCCTTCCCGGAGGCAGAGCACCGAAGATTCCCGTCCGGGTGTTTCGCTACCGCAAGCGGATGGAAGACCGAGACTTTGAGGACGACGGCCATGAGATGAAGGATGAAGTGGCAGATCCAGGAGGTGACTTGCTGGAGAAACGAACTGCTCGCTATAAGGACAAGAAGACGGTCAAGACCAAAGACGGCGACGAGCGAGTCATCTACGAGTACGGCCCGCGACAGGTCCTCAACCGCAACAAGGCCAAGGCGGAGCGTATCGAGAATCTGCGCAAGCAGATGTCGGCTCTCCGTCGGAAGGTCAAGAAGGACCTGGAGTCGTCCGACGACCAGAAACGCGCTGTTGCTCTCGCCGTCGCGCTGATGGACGAAACCTATGAGCGGCCCGGCAACGAAGCCAGTGCCAGCGAGGGTCACTACGGCGTGACGACGTGGCAGAACCGGCACGTCAAGTTCCGCAACGGAAAGGCCACGATCACATACGTCGGGAAGTCTGGAGTCGAGCACAAGAAGGTCGTCGAGACACCGGCAGTCGTGAAGGCTCTCAAGATGCTCTGCAAGGGCCGAGGGAAGGATGATCGCCTCATCGACGTCGAGGCGGCTGACGTCAACGAGTTCCTACGCTCGTTCGAGATTACGGCCAAGGACATCCGAGGGTTCCACGCGAACCGCGAGATGAAGGACCGTCTCAAGAGGATCCGCCGTGAGGGGCCGGATCTCCCGCGGCCCCTCAAAGATCGAGACAAGATCCTGAAAGAGGAGTTCAAGCAGGCGCTGGCCGAAACCGCTGAGGCCGTAGGCCATACCGAATCCACGCTGCGCAGCCAGTACCTCGTCCCCGGGCTCGAGGACGAGTACATGAAGGACGGCACCGTCAGCGACAGCCACGTGAAGTCCGGGGGGGCGGCCCTTCTAGGCGCTCCTGGGGTCCAGGAGCGCCCAGAAGGCGCGCTGAGGGTCGCCGCCACCCGAGGCACACCGACGGAGCGGAGGATCCTGGCGAACGCCCTGCTTGCCCCGGTGCTCGTAGTGCGCGATCGCCGCTGGTGGCTCGACGAGGCGCCGTCCCTCTACCGCCTGGCCCGTGACCACGAGCGGCCTAGACCTGTCATCGACGGTCTCCGGTTCGACCCCGACCTGTTCGCGATGCTCTGGTACGAGGACGAGGACGGGAACAGGTTGCCCGAACCGCCCATTGGGGACCTCGCAATTCCGGAGGACTCCCATACACAGCATTCGAGGTTCCCCAACGTGCTGCGGCACACCATCCTGTTGCTTAATGACGACGGGACGTCGTCGAGCCTCGCGGCTGGGGAAAGTTCCTTTCCCTCTGATCTCGTGACGCAGATGGTTCGCAGCGGCGACTGGGACACCGCAGACGCAATCATGGTTGCCGGCCAGGCCTGCGAGCGATGCCTCAACGTCCTGCTCCACCATTACGGGATCGGGGATGGCTACCCGTTCGGGTCCGAGGACTATTGGCGGGCGAACACAGACTGTTCGATGTGCGAGGACATCGGCCGTCGAATGGCGACGAAGTCTCCCGCCGAGAAGGAGGATGAGAACGTCGAGAAGATGCTACGGCCGGAACCGAAGAAGAAGCCTCCGCGCTACGACCTCCGCAACAACAGAACGCTGGAGGACCGGGACGAGGACCTGGAGGGTATGGGCGCAGGAGATCGTGGGGATCGAGACTTGAGTCTCAAGTGGAACAAGGTCGCTCATCGGGTGGCGTTCCGGTGGCTGGCCGTTCCCCTCGCGCCCGCTCCTCTGCGTGTGGCAATGCGGCGCATCGCCAGGCAGTTCCCCTCCGAGTTCCAGGACGAGGTGGCACACCAGCGGTTCACGCATCCAGAGACGCGCAACTCAGTCGGGTTTGGGTCGTTGCCTAGCGAGGAGCAGTCGAAGATCTACAAGCGGTGGAAAAGCAAGGCGCGGGAAGACAAGGCTCCACCAGAGGATGCCGAGAAATCCGAGAAAGGCAAGGAGGATGACGTCGAGCGTGAACTCGACGAGGCACGCGATCGGGTCGATTCTCTGGAGGATAAGGT